CGCAGGTATGCCGAATTGTTTGAAAAGTTAAACCCGCAGTAAGCAACGACTTTTTTCATATGGCCTCCAAACCTCCATTCTATCAAAGCGCTAGATAAATGCAAACCACCATCTACAAGCCCGAAGACGAGCAGGAGTTAATGGCCACGCTGTGGACGCCGGCGATTGCTGATGACCCCGAGGCTTTTGTTTTGTTTGCTTTTCCTTGGGGCCAAGAGAACACCCCCCTGGCGAACTTCAAGGGTCCGCGCAAATGGCAGCGAGAGGTTTTGCGAGAGATTGCCGAACACATCAAGCGCCAAAAGGGTTTGATTGATTTTGAAACCTTGCGCCACGCAGTCTCCTCTGGACGAGGCATTGGTAAGTCTGCACTGGTTTCTTGGCTCACCATCTGGATGCTTTCGACCCGCATAGGGTCAACGACAATCATTTCCGCCAACAGCGAAGCCCAGTTACGAGCAGTGACATGGGCTGAGATCACCAAGTGGTTGGCCATGAGCATCAACAGCCACTGGTTTGAGGTTGCCGCGACCAAGATCACCCCTGCCAACTGGCTCACCGATCTGGTGGAAAAGGATCTCAAGAAAGGCACCCGTTATTGGTCTGTTGAGGGCCGTCTTTGGTCAGCCGAAAACCCAGACGCCTACGCTGGAGTCCACAACTTTGATGGTGTGATGGTGATTTTTGATGAGGCGTCAGGTATTGATGACTCAATCTGGGCCGTTACGGCTGGATTCTTTACCGAAAACACACCTAATCGATTTTGGCTGTCATTCTCCAACCCTCGGCGCAACACTGGGTACTTCTACGAGACGTTCCACAGCAAGAGAGACTTCTGGACATCCAAGGTGGTTGACGCCCGCACGGTCGAGGGCACGGACAAGGCTGTTTACCAAAACATCATTGACGAGTATGGCCCCGACAGTTCGCAAGCCCATGTGGAAGTTTATGGCATGTTCCCCAATGCTGGGGACGACCAGTTCATTCCGTCAAATATTGTGGATGAGGCGATGGTCCGGCCCAAGTACAAGGACCAGACAGCCCCCATCATCATAGGAGTTGACCCCGCACGCTTTGGAGCCGATGCCACGGTGATTGCCATCCGTCAGGGCCGCGATATTGTGAGGATTGACCGCCACCGTGGGGATGACACGATGACGGTGGTGGGTCACATCATTGAGGCCATCGAGGAGTTCAAGCCTGCCTTGGTGGTGATTGACGAAGGAGGTCTTGGAGCAGGCATTGTTGACCGCCTGAAAGAGCAGAGATACAAGATCAAGGGTGTCAACTTTGGCAACAAGAGCGCCAACCCCATCATGTATGGCAACAAACGCGCCGAGATGTGGGGCAAGATGAAGGATTGGCTGAGAACTGCGAGCATTCCGAAGGACAGGTTTCTCAAAACAGATCTGGTGTCACCGATGATCAAGCCTGATTCCCGTGGCACAATCTTTTTGGAGTCCAAAAAGGACATGAAAGCCCGAGGTCTTGCGTCACCAGATGCTGCTGACGCCATCTGCGTGACTTTTGCTTTCCCTGTGGCTCACCGAGAGTACAATTCTCGAACTGAGCGCCGAGTTGTCACTGAACGTGGCGCTATTTCAACCGGATGGATGGGATCATAATGGCTACCAAACCTGGTCTTTACGCAAATATTCACGCCAAGCAAGCCCGCATCAAGGCCGGTTCTGGCGAGAAGATGCGTAAACCCGGCACTCCCGGCGCACCCACGGCCAAAGACTTCAAAGAGTCTGCCAAGACGGCTAAGAAAGACAAAAAATGACCCTGAAGGCCATGCAGAACTGCCTCATCATCGAGCGCGATGTTGAAAAACACCCGATGTTTGAGCTTGTCTCAAAAGAGGTGCAAGAAACTGGGGTTGTTGTTGCAGCCGGTCCAGATTGCAAAGAATTGAAGGTTGGCGACCATCTGTATTTTGGCGTTGGCCAAGAGTTCACGTATGATCGCAAAAATTACGTTGTCATGCGTGAACCTCACGTTTTAGGAGTCTTGAATGGCTGATCCAACTGGCATGGTTGCCGCTGCTGCGGTGGCAAACGGCGGTAAGCCCAAGAAAAGCGCCTCAGATATTCTGGCAACAGCCCGATCACGGCTGGATTTGGCCGTTTCCGCGCTGTCCGAGTCCCGTGAGGACGAGATCGACGACCTGCGCTTCTACGCTGGCTCACCAGACAACCATTGGCAGTGGCCATCAGACGTTTTGGCCACCCGTGGTGCGGTCCAAGGCCAAACGATCAACGCTCGGCCCACGTTGACCATCAACAAGCTGCCCCAGCACGTTCGTCAGGTCACCAACGACCAGCGCCAAAACCGTCCTGGGGCCAAAGTGATCCCCGTGGACGACAACGCCGATGTGCAAGTGGCCGAGATCTTCAACGGCATGATTCGGCACATTGAGTACATCTCGGACGCTGATGTGGCCTATGACACCGCCTGCGAGAACCAAGTGTCCTATGGCGAAGGCTATCTGCGCCTGCTGACCGAGTATTGCGACGACAACACGTTCGACCAAGACATCAAGATTGGCCGCATCCGCAACAGCTTCTCGGTCTACATGGACCCAACGATCCAAGACCCCACTGGCGCTGACGCCAAGTGGTGCTTTATCACACAGGATGTGACCAAGGCCGAGTTTGAGCGCATGTACCCCGATTCGACACCCATCACGACCCTCCAGTCGCTGGGTGTGGGCGACCAGTCGATCAGCAACTGGCTGAACGAGGACACCATCCGGATCGCTGACTACTACTACATTGATTACGACAAAGCCACGCTGAACCTGTACCCCGGCAACGCCACTGCGTTTGAGGGCACCCGCGAGGACAAAGAACTCAAGGACATCTACGGCAAGCCCAAAAGCAGCCGCATCTCCGAGCGCCCGAAAGTCAGATATTGCAAGATTAACGGCTACGAAATCCTTGAAGAACGCGAATGGGCAGGCAAATGGATTCCGGTGATCCGCATCGTGGGCAACGAATTTGAAGTTGATGGCCGACTGTACGTGTCAGGATTGGTTAGAAATGCCAAAGACGCGCAGCGCATGTACAACTACTGGGTCAGCCAAGAGGCCGAGATGCTGGCGCTGGCCCCCAAGGCTCCGTTCATTGGCTACGGTGGCCAGTTCGAGGGCTACGAGGACAAGTGGAAGACCGCCAACACCAACAACTGGCCGTATCTAGAGGTTAACCCTGATGTGACCGATGGCCAGGGTGCTGTCCTGCCCCTGCCCCAGCGTGCCCAGCCGCCAATGGCGTCATCGGGTCTGCTGCAAGCCAAATCGGGCGCAGCAGAGGACATCAAGGCGACCACCGGCCAGTACAACGCATCGCTGGGCATGGGTTCTAACGAACGCTCTGGCAAAGCCATCTTGGCCCGTCAGCGTGAGGGTGATGTGGGCACATACCACTACGGCGACAACCTCGCCCGTGGCGTGCGCCATGTGGCCCGTCAACTGGTTGACCTGATCCCTAAGATCTACGACACCCAGCGTATCGCCAGGATCATTGGCGAAGACGGCGAAACCAAGATGGTCAAGATCAACCCCGAGCAGGACCAGCCCGTCAACAAGATCGTGGACGAGCGTGGCATCGTGATCGAGAAAATCTACAACCCCGGTGTGGGCAAGTACGATGTTGTGGCCACCACTGGCCCCGGCTACGCCACCAAGCGCCAAGAGGCTTTGGAGGCGATGGCGCAACTGTTGCAGGGCAACCCGCAACTGTGGGCTGTGGCTGGCGACCTGTTCGTCAAGAACATGGACTGGCCTGGCGCTCAAGAGATGGCCAAACGGTTCCAGAAAACCATTGATCCAAAGCTGTTGTCCGACAGCGACGAGAACCCAGCGTTGCAGGCCGCGCAGCAGCAGATACAGGCGATGGGCCAAGAGATGGAGCAGATGCACCAGATGCTTCAGAACGTGGGCAAGTCGATTGAGGTGCAAGAGCAGCGCCGTAAGGACTACGAGGCCGAGATCAAGGCTTATCAGGCTGAGACACAGCGCATCACGGCCACACAGGCTGGCATGAACGAGCAGCAGATTCAAGACATCGCTATGGGTGTGGTGGCTGCGGCGATGGAGTCAAACGGCCAGTTGAACGGCATCCCTGAGATGCCAGGCCAGCAGATGGACATTGGCATGGAGGGTATGCCTGAGATGCCACAGCCTATGCCACCGATGGAGATGCCACAATGAACGCCGCACAATTGATCGGGTTGTTGTTTTTGGGTCGCAACGTGGCCCACTCGGTCCACCTGAACACCCGCAGCTACAGCAAGCACGTGGCTCTCAACACGTTTTATGATGAGATCATTGACCGTGCAGATGCGTTTGCCGAGGCGTATCAGGGCCGTCATGGCTTGATTGGCCCGATTGCCATCCCTGCGGCCAAGAAGACCACCAACATCGTTGAGTTCTTGCAAGACCAACTTGCCGAGATTGAAAAAGGCCGATACGATGTCTGCGAGAAGACCGACTCGACGTTGCAGCAACTCATTGACAACATCATTGAGCTGTACTTGAGCACTTTGTACAAACTGAAATTCTTGGCATAATGCCAAAAAGGATCTGAAATGGAACTCTTGAACCCTTTGGCAGATGCCAATTTTCCAGCCCTGACTGCGGCTTTTACTGGCACTGCTGGGTCCACTGGTACATGGCCTGCTGGTCCCCAAGGCGTAGTGGTTTGGGCTGATCAACCATGCTACGTGCTGGTTGGCGAAGGCGTCACAGCCACCACTGCGGCCACACCGATCCCTCCGTTCACACCGATTCCGTTTAAAGTGCCCCAAGGCACAGGCGGCACATGGCGCGTGAGCGCGATCCAAGTGTCTACTGGC